TTCTCCCTGAATGCAGCCTGTTCCTTTTCGATGTTACCCATCTTATTAACGATGTCACCTGCTACAGTCCCCCAATTAATAGGTGGCTGTCTTCTTACATATCCTGCGTATTCTGCCATTAGTAGTTTGGATTAAATATAAACGAACTTGGAGATTGAGTTAGTGGGGTTTGTAACCCATAAATATCTTCAGAATAAACACCTGTAGCCATAGGACCAAACGAACCAGGACTTATAGCTGGATTAAATGATGCTCCATACGGGTCTCTTAGTTGAGGTTGTGTACTTGTTAAACCACTAGTAACAGCAGGTCTTGTTATAACTTGAGCTCCTGGATATCCTGGAGCTAACGAAACCATCTTCCCTGTATTAGGGTCAATCCCTGTTGTTGTTCCTTTTGGAACTCCTTTTTTACCTGACTTTGCTCCACCAGTCTGGTCCCCATAAGGATTTAAACCACCAGCAAATATCTGAGCTCCTAGCCCTATACCTGATGCAATACTCTGAGCACCAGCCTGTTGCATAGCAGCCCCTTCAGCAGCAGCTGCCTGAGCACCTTGTAGTCTCATGCCCTCTATATTCCTGAGTACATCCTTTTGTGCTGTCTCTATCGCTTGCTCCTGACCTAGGACTAATCTATCTCTCTCTGCTTGCATTCGGTTTATCTCTGCCGCCTGAGCACTAGTTTGTTCTCCTAATGCTTGAGTAAGCCTTCCTGCACCACCGATAACGGTTGATGCACCACCCTCTTGCATCGCCTCAACCTGTCCTGCTGTGCCTCTAGCTAATGCTCTCTCCTGAAATTGAGCACCCATAGTAGGCACCTGTAGTGCTAATAATTTATTGGTAGTCTGAATTTTTTTTAAATCATCTAATGCTCTACCAGCAGCCGTTTCAGCGTTCCTTGTTTTTTGAGCTCCTGCAATCATCTGACCAGCACCAAGTAAAGCACTGGAACCAGCTGCGATACCTGATATTAATGCTAATGTTCCTAAAGCCATATTATTTTTTTTAGATATATTATAATAACGCTGTAATATACAACATTATCCAAATACAAAGATACTAAATTAAGGGAAACTTTTAAATACTTCGCTAGAAATTGAGAATAATTCTACCTCACTAGTGCTGCTATTAGATAACAGTGTTTCCATATAATACCCTCTAGCACCATACGATTCAGCCTCGGCATCCTTTAAATAAAGCACATAATTACCAATTACTGGCGTTACAGACGTAACGTTCATGGTTATGGAATTGGACGTTAGTCCTGTAATAGTTCCGATTAACTCAATACCTGTGTTATCTCTATATAGTTTGTCGCCAATAGCAATAATACTTCCTATGTCAAAATTAAAAGTTAAAGTAATAGCCCCAGGTGAAGTACCAGTAACTGTTAAAATATTACCCACCCCTTGTGCTGACATTAAATCTAAGTCAGTGTTTCCTGCTACTCTTCTGATATAGGTATAGTAATCACCCTCCTTTAGTTCATACTGTGTTGAGTCCATGAATCCAGCTGACAAATCAGTGGTAATAGTAGTATCCCACGGAGAGTTACTATCTAGCTGTATGGTCTTAAACATCTTCGTAGATGTAGGGTCATCATTAAAAACAGGGGTCACTGTAGAATCGTTTGGGTTTCCGTAATAATTATTTCTATTATTATTACTATAGTGCTTCCATATATTACCCTGGTAGAACGTATAGAAGTTACTATTCATCCCTATCATCCACTCTGGGAAGTAAGAGTGAAACGAGGTCCATCCACTGTTTGCTGGTGCGTATGTTATTGTTACTTCTGCCATAATCTATATTTTTAAGGACACGTTGTTTTCTCTACTACCTGACCCACACTGTCAATTCGTATTACGTTATTCTTGCCAACTGTCAACTCATCGGTTATATACCATAAGTATCCCCCGTTGAATATACGCTGTTCACACTCACAAAAGTTATATATAAAGTCATTAACTTCTGGATATTCTTTCTGTCCATCATGATATAATATAGAGTAGGAAGGCGTAACAGCACACGCTAACCCACTAGTAGTTTCAGGATTTGAGCTATCCATATTAAACCTTCTATTGGTAGTGTTAGGGTTAATGGTTATACTAATTGTTGATAGAGCACTTGTACCAAAGCAGTTAGTAGCTGTAATTCTAAATGAGTATATACCTGGTGTATTTGTAGTACCTGTTAATATACCGTTTAATTTGTCCAGTGAAATACCTGGAGGTAACACCTGGTCATCACACGTTCCAGCTACTGATGATGTTCCTGTACCTGAAACAACCACTGGAGCTGTTGTAGTACATATCTCTTGGAATGAGTTTCTAACCACCGTAGTCGTAATGGTAGCACCTGTAGTACAGTCTGTAGTGGTAAATACAGCACCATCAGTGCCGCCATTTATTTGATAAGTATTACACGTAGTAGATACCGCAAAGCTAATAGGATTATTACTAACAGGTATCTTTAAATCTATAGCATCCCCTACCGTAAGCTCAATAGCTGGCTGAGTAATAACTGGCACAGCAACCTCCGTACATGAGGAACAACTACCTACCGTTAATACCACTCCCTCATCATTAACAACAGCATAATTAGTTGTTGGAGCTGGACCTATTCTGTGGAATGCATTGTTGCCATCATAAGCCGTCAATCCACTAAGTTCATTATATATAATATCTCCTACCACAGGTAATGCAGCAGCCCCTGAGTGATACCTAGTATTGGGGGATGTAGTAGACGCACAAACACTAGTTAGTGTGTCATCTGTGGTATCTATAGCAAATGATTGTAGCGTACTCGCTGCTGCTTGAGCTGTAAATGCTCCACCGCCAGATGCTATAATCTCTATATTACCAGGAAGTAATTCATTCTTAAAGAAAGTAATATCAGTAACCCCAACTATGTCTATAGCCTGACCTACTATCCTATCGTTCCATTTAACGTAGAAAGTATTTGTTCCTGAAGGTGTACACCTAACGTTTACGTTCCCTCTTCTATTGGTATAATCAGCGATTGAATTAACCGTGCCTGCAATAGATGCACTACTTGTAAGTGTAGCAGGTGGTGTAATGTTATTTCTGTAGTCATATATTAGATACAAGAACTTCTCGTTAGATGGTCTAGCGAAAGTAAATGAGCCCTCATAGTTACTACCTACGATAGCAGGTGTTGTAGCTGTTGATAGTAATATTAATGTCTTAACATCTGCCTCTGAGTATTCCACATCAGTAACTAAATACCTGAGTGAGTTTCCAAAGTTAGGATTAAAAGGCTTTATGGTATCTGTACCTGTCACCCCTGCTTTAAGTGTTACCGTATCTCCATCAACAGGGATAGAGTCTACACCCTCAAAAGAATTAAAACCATTATCTAAAGCAAAAGCGTTTTTAGTAAGTGCTACCCCATCAAAGTCAATGTCACCACCCGTAGTGTTGCTAGTAAAGTCATACTTCTGATTAGCTATCAATCCTCCATCTACACTATTACCAATAACTATTACCTTTCTTTCTATTGGTAGGGTAGCGTACTGAGTTATAGTAAAAGGATAGCTTACACCACATGCAGTAAATGTAACGGTTACACTTCTGTTAGAGCCTGTAGCGTTAGCCGCATAGGTAAAATTTAAGAACTCTGAATCCTCTCCTGAGTATGGTGTTGCTTGGGTATTAACCGTAAGCCATGTAGCCCCTACCCATGCCACGGTCCACTCTGTATTAGATACTACCGTCCATACATCGGTATTAGCGGCATTACCTATTGTTAGTCCTCCTGATGGTGGCTTCACACTAAAATCACATGGAGGGTTTAATGTGTCGTTATTAGCCAGTACGTATCTCTCTTTGAATGGGTCTATAGCTCCTATCTTCTGCGTTCTGCTGTTAGATATAAACAAGTCCTTAAAATAATCTCTCATCCCTTGAGATGATATCTCAAACATTCCGTTAGAGCCCAATCTCATTACCGCACCTCGTCTAGAGTCTGTAAAGTACATATCATTACCCCACGTAGCAAAGCTCTCTGGGTTTTCACTTATACCATACTCACCTGTGAAGGTGACTTGAGTTCCTAACACTTCTGGTATAGATGCTACCACACCACCACCTACTGAATCACTTAGTAGGTTCTTGCCGTATAGTATCTTAGATACCTTATTTTCTTGAAAGGCTACTAAGTCTGTATCTCTTGCGTGTAGCTTCTGAATAGAACCAAAGAACTTATCAATGTACTTAAAGTTAGCTAAGGATAGATTAAACTCATTTAGGTTGTTTATACCTGTGTTCTCTCTATATATACCGCTATATGTAATAGCCTCCTCTACTCGCTGTTGCTTATAATCCTCTATCACAGAGCTTACTCTTGGAGAGTAGGCTAGTGCTGGTGCATTAAAGTCACCACGTATTCTAAGACCTTCAACACCATTACCGAAGCAATAGGCGTTGTACATACTGTTCTCTCTATCTGAAGCTGTGGATGATAGTGTAGTAGTATTTAAACTCACCGTAGCTGGAGAGTTACTCGATAAACTCTGATTAGAAACATTACCCTGATGAGCACCATTAATAATATCAAATGTATCACTAAGCTCATAGTATATATCCGCAGGATTCTCTATAGGGGTAGTCTCAAAAACATTAGCCTGTTCTTGTTGTATTATTTCAAAAAATACGTTTATTTCTGGAGCTCCATCACAACTAGTTAAATTAGCACTTGAACCAGTACTAAGTGGTTGGGATGAGCCTCTTATCATCATCCAAATAGGTTGAGTGGCTAAATATTCACTCCAACTAAGACCTCCAGGAGCTGTAGCATCTGGAATGGTGAGAGTAAATGTTTTTTGATAAATACTATTACTATCACTACATCCTGATGTTGATGCATTATTGAAACTAAACCCTCGTCTGAAAAATACATTAGCAGCTCCTAGTTGATTTTGAAATTGAGAAGATATGGTTCCTAAAGATTGCTGTAAAGCAGTGGGTTGACCTAATTGTTTAAATTGTTTATAAGCACCACTTTCCCAGAACCACTCCTCTATATTTAAGTAGTCTCTAGGAGATATAAATTCATTTTCTTCTAATGAAAAATCTGTAACATTTATCTTTATTCTAGCTCCTGCTTTTATAGGTCTGTCAATAATTGGTTGAGCATATTGAGCTTGAGGCAATCCTGTTATAGCATTTCCTTGGTCGTCTTTCCAAAAATTTTCACTCTGAACAATAGCGGTGTGATAAGTGTTTTCTTGAGATTGTTGGTTGTATTCCCATTTATTCTTAACACCTCCAAGAGTAGAACCACTTCCACCTCCTTGAACTTCATGTATGTTAACAATCCAATAATCTCCTACTTTATAACCTAAGGTAGTAGGAAAAGTAAAGCTATAAATCACAAGCCCACTTGTAGAGGAATAATTTACTTCTTGTAAAGAGGTAGTTATATCAGTATCTGACTTTAAAGGAACGTAGCCCCCTCCAGTAGAGTTTAACTCAAATTTATCTACCCTGTATCTATTTACTCCTGAAGAACTTGGATTTGTTATTATAATTTTTAACCTAAAATCATTATTAAATTGAGGTGTAAATCCGAATTGAGGTATTATATAATTATTACTGGTAGAACCCCCATAATATATTGGGTAATTAACCACACCAACTCCAGCACCTACAGCCGAATCTAATCCTCTAATATAAGGAATTGATTTCCAGTCGCCATTAACATCTTCATAAACAGAGCCCCTACCTGTGTTGTTGTAGTTTTCTTCAAATAAATCACTTCCATTAAATAATGCAGTATCATCTATTTTTAACTTAAAATATAAACCATCTGGTTGAGAAAGTCCATTGTCTAAAAAATTTTCTGGTTGAGACTGAACATCTAGTACCTTGTATTGTTGATTACTCTCACTAGCTACTCCTGCCTCTGTTTTAAGTATTACATAGCTCCCAATAGGCACCTTGTCCACCTCTGATTGGTCTATTTGAAACCAGGTATATATATCATCTTTTGCATACCACAAAACAAAAATATTATAATAATTACCCTTAGGCTGTTTAATAAATATTCTATATTTCTTAGCAAATGCAGGGGCTTCGTTATTTATTTCAACCCTAATATCGTTAGCCTCATCAGATAAATCTGGTGTAATGTTAATAGTATTATTAGGAGATGTTAGTACCGTAGTCATTCGGCTGTATTCATCTAAATATACCAAACCTATCTCATAATCCCTGTCACTCCTAAATGTAGGCAGTGGTGTACCAGAAACAGTGGTTGACTGTATCTCTAAGCTGTAGTCTATGTCTATAGGCTTACCTGATGAATCAATAATGTCATAAAACTGAACATAGTTCCCATAAGCAATCCTACTACCTATAAGCTCCTGTGCTTTTGCTTTTAATGGTACATTGTCAAATAGTCTTGTAATCTCATCAGGAGGAAGAACTGTGTAAACCTTACTATTGTCAAAGGTGTTGGTAAATCTTCCGTTAACATCAATACCCAAGGATGGATTAGTAAGGATGTCATCTATAGTAAATGACTCAATAACATTAATGTTGGTGCCAGCCGTATCTCTAAATAACAACTGAACCTCTTTTATTCTAGGGTCTGGAACCCAAGCACCACCTGATAATTCTCCGTTGATGTAGTAATCTACACTCACCTCATTATAACTATTAGTCATAGATGAAAAAGAATCATCACCAATTACATATAAAAAAGGTGACGGCTCAAATGCTGTAGATGAGAATGGAGATATAGCACTATACTCATCGTTCTCGTACTTATACCTACAGGCAAACTGTAGGAACTTATACTTTAAGTTATTTTCCTGGAACTGTATAGCTGAATTAGTTAGTGTTATGTTTGGTGAGTTTAACGCTGGCTTTACAATAACCGATATGTCATCCTCAATAAATCCATCAGTAGGATAATACTTAGCTACATTTAATCGTCTTGGTGGGTTTATATTATCTGTCCAGAATAATAAACCATCTATAATATTAACACCAGTAATTAAATAGCTGGGGTTAAATTTTAATACAGAGTTTGCGTTACCTATAGTATCTTTTAGTAAAACTGTAGTTACACCATTAATCTCATTATACTTAAGTACATAATCAAAACCTGCTCCTGCACCATCTGGGTCATTTACAAACCAGTAGATATTATTATTAGCCTCATCAGCTACAGCACCTATAGTCTTAGCGTTAGCGGTAAAGGTTTGATTAGATACATTAGTATTACCTTTTATGTTCTCTAATGCACCTACTCCTGCACCTTCAGATGCAGACACTTCGATATTTAACGCATCCCTATACTGACCGTCTGGAATCAGACGTTCATCAAGGTCTTTGTTCATAATACCTTGTATGAAACTTTTAATTAACCTCATTTAATCCACTTATCTCTGCCTCTTAGAGCCATTAATAATCTCCCAGAGTGCATATTGCTTAATCTAATCTTAGCGTTTCTAAGTTTAGCCATTTTCTCTTTCTTAGCTCTCCTTACCACATATTCCTGTGTATCTATCTTATTGTCTAAAATAGCCCATCTAATGTAGCTGTATAGGTAGTCCTCTGCTAGTTTATTAATTGTAACCGAATCATCATCACCATTCTCCATACCATCAGATACATACTCTAGTACTATAGACTGAGCATTAACACCTGAGCTGAAGTTAATAACACCTGATTGTTTATTAATTCTAAAGCTGTCATTTACATTAGCCTTAGACGTATCTAATCCATAATAACCTCCAACCCTGTAATTAAAATACCAACACCCATCTAAACACCATCCCCAATCTCCGTATCTTAATCCGCTTTCTAAGAACTGTTGCTTAGGTAGACCTGCTAATCTATCTCTATCTAATTGAGATAATTCCTCCTCTAGAACCTCTCCATTCTGGTCGAACAATAAGTCGCCATTATTATCCTGAAGATATTCATTAGCGTAGTTAATCTGACTGTTCTCATGTAGTGGAAATAATATCCCATCCTTCTCTACCGATATACGTACATAGTTTACGTAGTCAGGAGGGAGTATAAATCTTAAGTCATCACCAACAGATTGCTGTAATACCTTTATGTTTCTTAACGCATCATAATTAATTTCTTGGATACCTCTCTTAGCGTGAAACAATACGTTATACCTAGTCACATTATTAACCAACTTATCATCACCTACATACATTAACATAAAATTATTAACGATATCTTTTAGTGATACGTATTGGTACTCTCCCCAGTTTGCATTCTGAGGTACTGTACCTGAGTTGGTGTAGTATTGATAGTTAGTTATGTATGCCATTATGTTTCTTTTTGGTCGTTAATAGCTTCCTCTTGTGATGCAAATGCTGTTACAGCTGCCTCTCTAATATTAACACCAGCGTACTCCAGTATCTTAAAGACCAGAGTATCTTGGTCTGAAAGAGGTAACTCAAAGTCTTGGTAATCGGCAGCTGACTGATTAAATACAGGTGAGCCAGATACTGTATTATAGGTCCACTTAGGGTCAGATGGATAGCGTACATATAGAACATCGATGTTGTTTGTTATGGTTGATGGATATACTATTATTGAATTACCTGGTGAGGTAGGTGTTGGTGATGAATTACTAGCACCTGTTAAGTAATACGCAGGGTATGTAGTAGTTGGGGCTGTAATGTTTGACATTACCAGCTGGTTGATTTTATTCTGGTTTACTCTCTCTACCTCAGTAGTAGTGTTATAATAAACCACGTTTAGTGTGTACCAGTCTGTAGGTAGTGTAAAAGATGTTGTTCCACCAACATAAGTAAGTCCTACTTCTTTCTTAGTAAATAAATCTATAACCTCCGCTAGTTGCTTAGGGATATCTGCATAACCACTATTAGATAATCGCTTATTCTGTAGGTTTAATGCATTCTTGTAATCATAGAAATATTCCTCGAATAGTTCAAGTTGAGCCTGCTTTGCGAACAGGTTAAACTCTTCAGGAGTTACGTAGCCATTATTATCCTTATTAAGGATTGCCATGACTGTATTTCTAACCTCATTAATCATTTAAAATTTCTTTGATACAAAGATAAAGAAAAAAAAGGGACTTAGCTAAAAAACACTATTAACTAAAACCCACATCTGTAATGGTTTGTGGTGGAGTTACTTCTTTTACTACACCTGTTTTATTATTAAAATAAGACAAGACCACAGTATTCATAATTGACTTTGCTACAGAATTTGTCGCAGAGTCAGCATTATGGGTGATTGTTAGTTGGTCTGTTGAATTATGAGCTGCAGTTCCTCCGTCTACTACTATAATGGTTTGTGTAGAAGAGATTCTAACACATGTGACAATTTTTTGAGAACTTACAATTAAATTATCACTTGAATCAACAGGTATAGATATAAAATTACTCATACTGCAAAGATAGATAAAAAAAAGAGGACCTATAAAAAGTCCTCTTAATTACATGTATTAAAGCTTTTACTTAAGCGTTTATAACACTTACTGGAGCTTTTACTAATACAACATCAAACACAGGATTTGTCCAAGATGTTTCTAATGCTGCCTTTACCGCCTCTTGAAGTTGCACTTGCACATCAAAACCTACTTGAGCAGCTGTTTTAACTGTTGTGGTTGTACCATCTTCATACTGAATAAGTGTGTCTACATTTGTTGCAGTTGCAGAACGAATGGTTTTTATACCATTAATACTAACTAACTGATTTCCTTGAAACGCTGTTACTGCTGTTCCTTTTAAGTTTAAATACTTTTGCATAATAAAAAAATTTTATGGGTTTATAAAGTACAAAGGTAATAAAAAAAAGGGACTCGAAAGCCCCTTCTTTTAACCAATAAACATAACATGAATTATGAATAACAAACACTTACCTATACGTAAGTTCTTTTAAAAGGTTACGTTTTACTTTAACTTTTTTTCTAACATCTTCATTACCTCTATTCCCTCATCTGTCTGAAGGTATGCAGCTAATGCAGATACTGGCTCTTCCCCAAAAGGAACAGTCATCATTTTTTTCTTGTTATCCTTTAAATTAAAGTAAATATCCCTCTTATTATTTCTTAAGGCTACTAAACCATTACTTAATGATTTTTGAGCTAAATCCTGAAGCTGTAACATTGGGTCATCCAACATCTCTAAAAACTCTACAGGATTGTTTCTAGCGTATAAACGCACATCTCTTTTTAATTCAGCACTACTTAGCTTATCAGCTCTTGAACCCATAAGCACTCTAGCAATTGATTCAGCCATCTCAATAGACATTTCCTTAGCCGCAATCTCTGCATCTAACTCAATATCCATAGATGCAACATCATCAGAGGCTTCTCTCTCTGTATTTACCTCCTCAAATATTTGTCCAAAACCTGGGTGTAAACTTAAGAACCATTGTAGTACAGGGTTTGTTTTAGGAACCGTTAAATATCCATCCTCGAAAACTACAGGCTCTAATATAGCGTTATCATCCTGCTCATCCTCAAATGGTGATTTTTGGTTTCTTGCATAACGAAGAGGTCGGTTAACTCCTTTCTCTTCATCAAAATGTAGTAGTGGATATCTTCGTGTGTTTCTTGAAGAAAGCATAAAGCTTAATGGGGTTGTGCTAGCCTTTAGCACATAGATTT